AGACTTACGGATTAAAAGACGCTGATTTAGAATTATTAATTTATTTAGATTGTAAAGAAAGATTTACACGACAAGAGTTTATAGATGGTACATACACGTATTCATGGGATAAACAAAGATGGGACAAACTAAGGTCTAACGGCTGGATAGAAGTTTGGAGACAAAGAAATAGATTAGATATAAAATATTCTATATACAAAACTTCTTTTAAATGTTCTCAGATGATAAGTAGAATATACAGAATACTTCTAGGTCAAGAAGATTTACCAACCTCTGAAAGAAGTATATTTTTTAATAATAAATCATATACAGATAAAGTTTATAATAAAGCTATTGATGATATGGTTAAAGATAAAACAAGATAATATGGGTTATAAAATGAAGGGTCCTACTTTCTTTAATAAAAAATCACCGTTTAAAAAATTTGCACCGGATGATGATGTGTTGACAAAGAACATTAAAGACACCAGCCAACCAGGAGACGAAGAGATTAGAGCTAAAGTTGAAAAGAAAGGACCAGCTACCGTTAAAAATAAAAAGAAGACTAAAACTGAAATAGAAACGGAGAGAAAAAATAAAAAAATACAAACTGAGAACAATAAGGCTAAAGAAGCAGAATCTGCTAGTAAGTCGTTTAAAACTAAAAGACTTGAAGAGAAACAAGCAAAGCTACAAGAAAAACATTCTAAGCTAAGTGAGAAAAAAGGTCTTTTAGGTAAGATAAGAACAAGAATGAACGAAAGAAGACAAGATAGAATGGCTGAAAAAGTTGCAGCTTCACAAGCACATGATGCTATGAGCCCTGAAGAAAAAGCGGCTATGAGAGCTGAAAAGAGAGCTATAAAAATGAAAATGGTTATGAGTGGTTTAGATCAAAGTTTAAACGCTGGTAATTATGGTTACTCATCAAAGGCTGACTATTCGTTTTTAACTGATAGATATAAAAAGAAAGATTAATATGGCTTTTAAACTAGGACATAGATCAAGTAAAGATTATAAAGGTAGTAAACTGGTATTTGGAGATAAAGACGCTTCGGTACCGGGAACACCTGTTATAAGAAAAAGATTAGACCCAGGTATTATGGGTGAAGCTAATATTGATGGTACAATATATATAAGCGACAAGATAGAGCCTGGTAGTAAAGACGAAAGAAGAACTATATGTCACGAAATGCAACACATGGTTGATATTAAAACTGGCAAGTTAAGATATAACGATGATAACATAGAGTGGAATGGAGTTGAGTATATGAGAGACAAAGGACATATATTATTTGAAGGGAAATGGATACCTGAAGGTAGCAAAGATTTTCCTTGGGAAAAACCTTAATAAAAAATAAAAACATGGGATTTAAACAAACAAAACCAAAATTTGACTTTAACAAAAGTAATGATTATAGTAAGGCTAAAAATGATTATAGACCTAAAGCTACTATATCTGGTCAAAGTATAGATAGTAAAACATCCAGAGCTTTGTACGACATGCAAAGTGGTATAAAGAAAGGTGATAAAATAGAAGGTAACTTTCCAAGAGGTAAAGATGGTTACATCCAAGATAATGACTACGTGGTTAGGCAAAAAGCACCTGGTCACTGGGTTACTGGTAGTGGTAAAAACGGAGGTAAGAAGAAATGAGTATAATAAGTAAAATACTTTCTTCTGGTGCTACAGAACTAGTGAAAGGCGTGGGTGGTGTAATAGATAATCTACACACATCTAAAGAAGAGAAGTTAGCTGCGGAAGCTAAAATAAAAGACATGATAATGGGTTACGAAGCTGAGATGCAAAAACAAGTAACAGAGAGATGGAAGATGGACATGCAGTCTGATTCATGGCTTAGTAAAAATATAAGACCATTAGTTTTAGTATTTTTAGTTGTATCAACAGTGTTGTTAATATTTATTGACGCTGGAGCTATTAAATTTACAGTGCAAGACAAATGGACTGATCTATTGCAATTAGTATTAATAACCGTGATCGGTGCTTATTTTGGCGGTAGATCACTAGAAAAAGTAAAAAAATAAATTATGGCATATCAAGACAATTCAACAAGTTATAGCTTTGGACAAATGGGAAGCGCTATATCTGATGGCGAAAACCCAATATATCCTCCAAAAGGAATGGTTATAATAGCTGTAACATCATTAGATGATGCTACATGCTTTAACGCTACTAACGGTTTAATAAGCGAACTACACCACACTGGTAATGGAGACATAGCTGATAAATTTGATTTTTTTAACACAGAAAATGCTGCTCACTCTGTTGGTGACTTTAGCACAACTGGTCACAATAATGCAAACAACGCTGATCACGATGGTGGTTTTATTACGCTAGGGGCTGCAAGTACAAAAATAAAACCTGGAATGATAGTAGAGTCAGCTACGTTATGTCCTAGAGATTTAAAAAATCCTTATATAGTAAAAAGCCACGATGGTACTACAACCGCTAAAGGTTTAGTTGTTTCTAGACTTTTATCAAGCGGAGCACCTGTTGATACCACAGGTTCAGTAGCTAGTGGAGATGCTGAAACTTTAAATTTCTTTGACGTAGTAAACGGTCAAGGTATGGGTGGTTTAGAAATGGATGCTAATGATGTAATAAAAACAGGTGTTACAATATATGGTAGATGGACAGCTGCTAAGTTGGCTGGCGGTAGAGCAATCTTTTATTTCGGTAAGTAATGTTAGGTCTAGGAAACCGAGTAACAAATAGCTACGTGCAGAGCAGTACGCCTTATGTAAACCCATCTTCATTTTCAAATTTAACGTTGTGGTTGCAGTTTAACAAAGATATATTTGTTGATGAACCGGACGCTGGTAATAGTAATGATGATAGCTGGTCTCATAATGACAAGATATTTAGATGGCAAGATCAATCTGGTAATAACAACCACGCTGTGCAGGATACAAGCGGTGATAAACCTAGAACTGATATGGTCGAAGGTAATGGTCTCGCTGACAAGGGGTCTGTTAAGTTTGCAAATAGAGCTAAGTTTATGGACTTAACTAGCAATATAGAATTAACAGGTGATTTTACTATAATGATTAGGTTTAGATTAACAAACACGAGTAACCCAATAGCTTTTTTAGGTAATAGTACAACTGATTTACTTAAACTAGAAGACAGTCGTGATGTTAGAGCTTTGATAGGTGGATCGGGAGCTTCAACTTGGTACGAATCAAGTGCAGCTGCGTTACCTTCAGGCGATCCTACAAAAAGAAGTATTATAACGTTTACAAGAAGTTCAGGCGTTTTAAACGTTCGTTTAAATACAGGTACAGCTAGTGGTAGCTGGAAAGATATACACGATGATGTTAATTGGGATGCTGCTGAAAATCACACAGACTCAGATACCTTTACTATAAGTAATATAGGTACAACTTCTGATGATAATACAAATTTTAACGGTAATTTTTTTGATGTTTTAATTTACAACGGCACGGCTTTAACAACGGCACAAAGAAAACAAAACTACGACTATTTAGTAGGACAAACTTTATAATAACAATTAAATTAAATAAAATGGCAAAAAGAAAAACACCTAAGGTGAAAGACCTTAGACAAGAAAAAATTTCAAAAGAACAATTAAAAGAACTACAAGAGATTGTTTCTGGTATTAACCAAGCGCAAATGCAGCTAGGTTTATTTGAATTGCAAAAACACAATATGCTACATAGCGTGTTAAAAATGCAGAAAGATATTAATAAACTTCAAGATCAGTTTGTTAGAGAATATGGTACTAACGATATAGATCTTAGAGATGGTACTATTCGTTATGAAATAGAGAATCCTGAAGATGAAAAATTTGAAAACAATGGGACCGTTAATAAGAAAGATTAGTATAGGTAAAGACTACAAGAACGACGCTATGCATTATGCTGTTGGTCAGGAGGTATACGGAGGTCATACAATATGTGATATAATAGAAGAAAAAGATAAATATTCTATATACATAAAAAAGAACAATGATGTTATACCTTGGAAAGATTTTAACAAGAACATGGCGATATCTGTTGAATATAATTTAGAATACTAATGAAGAGTGTTTACAACTTTGTTGTAACACCAATAGGGAAAAGATATAATAATTCTAAAAAAGTAGGTGACAAAGATCTTATTTTAAATACAGAAATTTTTAATCATCAATATATAAATAGAAAAGCAAAAGTTATATCAAAACCTATAATAGGTGATACAGAAATAGAAGTTAACGATGAGGTTATAATACATCACAACGTTTTTAGAAGATGGCATAACGCTATTGGTGAAGAAAAAAATAGTAGAAGTTATATAGACGAAGATCATTATCTAGTTAATACAGATCAAGTATATCTTTACAAAAGAAAAGAGACTTGGAAAACACCAAAAGGTTATTGTTTTGTTCAACCTATAAAACCAATAGAAAATATATTTTCAACTTTAGAAGAACAACCATTAATGGGTATTGTTAAATATTCTGATGGTACGGTGAACGAGGGTGAACTTATTGGTTTTAGACCTGGTAGTGAGTTTGAGTTTGTTATAGGAAAACAAAGACTATATAGAGTTTTATCTAATTTTATTACAATTAAATATGAATATAAAGGAAACGAAGAAGCTTATAATCCAAGCTGGGCACAAAGCAGTTGAAGAACTTATTAACGTTGCTAAAGAAAAGATTATAACAAACACAGAAGATGATGTATCAGCTGATAGATTAAAAAACGCTGCAGCTACTAAAAAGCTAGCTATATTTGATGCTTTTGAAATACTTAACAGAATACAAGAAGAAGAGAATATTTTAAAAGGTAAAGAACCTGAAGAAAAAAAGGAAAGAGCTTTTAAAGGGTTTGCAGAAGGAAGATCGAGATGATATACAAACAAGAACTAGTTAAAATAATAGAACCTGTAAAACGTACGACTATAACTCGTATGAATAAAGGTAAAAAATGGAAATATGGATATGATAAAGAACATGATATTATCATTATATCAAAAACTGGACAAATTGGTGAAATACTTGAGATACAGAATTTGCGCGTTGCGTTGCCAAAACAACCAGTGCAAGTGTTCTCACATGAGTTAAAGAAGTGGGTTAGGTTTGAACAGCCAAAAGAACTCAGTAGACTAAAAAACATTTTTGATTGGAGAAACTATCCTGATGAAGCTAAAGAGCAGTGGTATGATTACATTGATGAGGAGTTTAAGCGTAGAGATGAAGGTTTTTGGTTTATTAATAAAGATAAACCAACGTATATAACAGGTACTCATTATATGTATTTACAATGGAGCAAAATTGATGTGGGTGCTCCAGATTTTAGGGAGGCAAACAGGTTATTTTATATATTTTGGGAAGCCTGTAAAGCGGACAAAAGATGCTACGGAATGTGCTATCTTAAAAACCGTCGTTCGGGCTTTTCTTTTATGAGCTCTGCTGAGACAGTTAATTTAGCCACACTTGCAAGTGATAGTAGATTTGGGATACTATCTAAAACAGGTGCAGATGCTAAAAAAATGTTTACAGATAAAGTAGTACCAATCAGTATTAATTATCCTTTCTTTTTTAAACCGATTCAAGACGGTATGGATCGACCTAAAACAGAATTAGCATACAGAGTACCAGCTAGTAAATTTACTCGTAAGAAAATAACATCTAACGAAAAGCTAGAAGAGTTACAAGGATTAGACACTACTATTGACTGGAAGAATACGGGTGATAATAGTTATGACGGTGAAAAGCTAAATCTATTAGTACACGATGAAAGTGGTAAATGGGAAAGACCTGATAATATATTAAACAACTGGCGAGTTACAAAAACTTGTTTGAGATTAGGTAGTAGAGTTGTTGGTAAATGCATGATGGGTTCAACGTCAAATGCTTTAGACAAAGGAGGTGATAACTTTAAAAAATTGTATAATGCTTCTGATGTTACCCAGCGAAACAGAAATGGACAAACAAAGTCTGGTTTATATTCTCTTTTTATTCCAATGGAATGGAATTATGAAGGATTCATTGATGAGTACGGATATCCAGTGTTTAATAATCCAAACGATGATGTCATCGGACCAGACGGTGAATTAATAGATATAGGTATAATAGAACATTGGCAAAACGAAGCTGATGGTTTAAAAAACGATCAAGATGCTTTAAATGAGTTTTTTAGACAGTTTCCTAAAACTACAGAACACGCATTTAGAGATGAAGCTCAAAATAGTATATTTAATCTAGTTAAGATATACGAGCAAATAGATTTTAACGAAGAAATGAAAAGATCCATAGGTATTACAAGAGGTAATTTCCAATGGCTAAATGGTATAAAAGATGGTAAAGTTATTTTTTATCCAGATTTAAAAGGAAGATTTTATGTAACATGGACACCACCTGTTCATTTACAAAACAACGTTGTTGTAAAAAATGGATACAAATATCCTGGTAACGAGCACATGGGTGCTTTTGGTTGTGATAGTTATGATATATCAGGAACTGTTGACGGTAAAGGATCTAAGGGTTCTTTGCATGGTTTAACAAAGTTTTCTATGGAAGATTGTCCAGCTAGTCAGTTTTTTTTAGAATATGTCGCTAGACCACAAACAGCAGAGATATTCTTTGAAGATATGTTGATGGCAATAGTTTTTTACGGTATGCCAATACTCGCAGAGAACAATAAACCAAGATTATTATATTATTTACGACGTAGAGGATATAGAGGTTTTAGTATGAACCGTCCAGATAAAGTTTGGAACAAGTTATCTACAGCCGAAAAAGAGGTTGGGGGTATACCAAACTCTAGTGAAGATATAAAACAAGCACATGCTGCTGCAATTGAGATGTATATACAAAGTAACGTAGGTATTAAAGATGATGGTTCACATGGTAACATGTATTTTAATAGAACACTTAATGATTGGAGTAGATTTGATATAACAAAAAGAACAAAGTTTGACGCGACGATAAGTTCTGGTTTAGCAATAATGGCTTGTAATAGACATTTGTATAAACCAAATGCAGATATTAAAAGAGAAAAAATAAATATAAATATTGCTAAATATACCCAATCAGGCAGTATAAGTAAATTAATTAAACGATAAGTATGGCAGAGTCTGTTATAAATAGTTTTTTTCCAAGTCAAGTTGTTAGCGACGCTGTAAAGTTAAGTCCTGACTATGGATTATCTGTAGCTAAAGCTATAGAGCACGAGTGGTTTAATAGAAGCCAATCGGGCGATAAATTTAGTAGTAACGTATCTAAATTTAGAAACTTAAGATTGTACGCTAGAGGAGAGCAATCAGTACAAAAATACAAAGATGAATTATCTATTAATGGTGATTTATCTTATTTAAATTTAGACTGGACACCAGTTCCAATTATACCTAAATTTGTAGACATAGTTGTTAATGGTATAGCGGAAAGACTATATGACATAAAAGCATACTCGCAAGATCCTTTCGGCGTAAACAAAAGGACAGAGTACATGCAGCAAATAATGAAAGACATGCAAACCAAAGAACTAACTGATTTTGCAGAGCAAAACTTTGGTATGAAATTTTATGATACAGACAAGGACAAACTACCTGGTTCAGAAGAAGAATTAGCATTACACATGCAGCTTAGTTATAAACAAGCTGTTGAGTTAGCTGAGGAGCAGGCTTTAAATATGTTATTTGAAAGAAGTAATTACGAGTTAATTAAAAAACGTTTTTATTATGATTTAACAGTTTTAGGTATAGGTGCTGTAAAAACAACGTTTAATACTTCTGAAGGAGCTAAAGTTGAATATGTTGATCCAGCAAATTTAGTTTATTCTTATACTGAATCACCATACTTTGAAGATGTTTATTACGTTGGTGAGGTAAAATCAATACCTATAAACGAACTTGTAAAAGAGTTTCCTTTTTTAAACCACGATGATTTAGAAGAAATA